GTCGTCGGCAGCGTCAGATGTGTATAAGAGACAGGTACTATAAATAAGCAAGTTAAGTGTAAAAGATACAAATTTTAATCTTTTACACCAAAAACTTGAAAAGTGCGTTCTGCGTCCTGTGAGAGGGGTGGGTGTAAAAGATGAAAAGCGATTTGTAAAAGATGGTTTTCACTACTTTTTTGTCAAAAACACGATTTTTAGTTAAAATACTGTTAAAATACTGTTGAATTGAACTTTTCTCTCACAAAGTTTTCTCTCACAAAGTTTTTTCCGAAGCGTGTTAAATTTGTTAACTAAAAAGCGCATTAACGTTTTTATACGAAAACACGCTTTTTAGTTAAATCCATTTAACAGTTCAAGTTGTACATAACCACCCAGTCGGCGAAAATATCTTTACACTGCCATTTTTCCGGACGCTCCATCTTTTGCCACCTCATAGTCCGATAGTCCAAAACGTCTAGCGTCATACTCCCGTCTCGATACTTGTTGACCCTATACAGCACGGAAACTTCTATCCCGTTCCGGTTAGTCGTCGTGTCATTGCTCGCGTAGATCGGGCGCTCTATATCGTCGTTCTCGAACGGCCCAACACGCTTCTTCGAAATGTCACGGTATAACATGTTTTCTATTGTTGGTATGCGTTCCGGCTGCATCCGCGTATTGCGGTCGTCCCGCACCTTGCTAGCCGCATTTATTATATCAGGCAACATGTTACAAAAAGTAGACGCGTTAACAATATGGAAAGGCTTCCCTTTCACTTTCGCTATTTGAACTTTGTTTGCCTCGAACCAGTTGAACAAGAAAAACGCGTGTAGGTTATATAGTCGCGCCATCTCCTCGACGACTAAAACTCTTTTTGATTTTCTCTTAATATATGGTGTCGGCATATTACAAATTATTTAAGATATAAACTAAAACACAACCTAGCGCGATCCCCGCCGAGATTGCCAGGATCATTTGTCCCAGCATTTTCATCACTTCCTTCATTTCGCCAGCGCCTCCCTTAATTCTGATATGAGACGCAACGCCTCAACTCTCGATAAGTCCACCCGTCGTTCCGGTTCGCTCTTCCGGTAAATTGTAATGGTCGTTACCTCCTTCGCGTTTCTCGGCACACGCTCGGCGTAAACCATCACCCGCTCGGCTTCCGCCCTGTCTATCTTCACTCTCATATTGTATTGCGCTTTCTCCGCACGGTCCAGTGCGGTCTTAAAACGCCCGGTTCTGATACCCGCTAACTCTTGTTCTCTCATCTCATATTCTCTGAATAAATGTTCCATGTCTGCCATAACTTAAAATATTAAATGTAATGCACCCGCCAAAATAGAAACTACATAAAACGACACGAAAAGTACTTGAAATATATCCGCCGCGCCTTTATCGGTTTTCCAAAATAAGAGGAACGCCATCATACATACAAAACCAATTACCGCCGTCCATATACAAATCCTAAGGAATTCCATACTTTAAAATATTAATTTGATTAATGTCATTATTAAATAGTCCAAACCGATAAGAAGCATTACGCCGTGCCCGATAAAGCCGCCAACCGCGGTTAACGAGAAGTCCACGAAATCAGCCTTCCCGCCGTATAAGTGATCCTTTATTTCCATTCCCAGCCCTACGCCCGTGGTAAAGTGCGCGCCGCATACCGCGCCTAGCGGGATGGCGAAAAGGAAATGTTTCCACCGGTTCGAAGCCTTCCACCACGGTAATACTTTCTCGTACCACTTCAAGCCTACCACCTCGGCGGCTAGCTTATAAGAGAATGGCACGAACTCGCCCGCGTCATCTTTTATTATTGTGGCGTACCCGGTCTTTCCGTCTAGCGGCTTATACGCGTTCGACCTAGCGCCCTTTACGGACAATTCGCCTAAATACTTGTAGCGTTTTCCATCGTACAAAGTCACTACATCATCTCTCTTGTAATCTGTTGTTCTCATACTCTATAATTGTGATTTATGAATAAATAATTTTTCCGTTGCTTGTTTACTATTACCAGGGTTCACGCATGTTTTTACTTCTCGCTCCCAAACGCAGATGAAGTCGTCCGGTGCATTGTATTCGGAAACAAACACCTCATGCCCTTCAGCTACTTTTTCTCTGCACCACTCCCAAAAATCATTATGGCTTATTGAGTACTCATATTTTGTAACACTTTCATACGGGGGGTCGCAATATATAATGGAATTAGGGGGGATTCCCATATCTGCGTAATTGCAATTAGTAAAATGCACTCCGTCCAATAGCGGGACTTGTGCTAATATGTTTCGGACCGCCTCGCCTATATAATCTCTAACACCGCCCGCCGCGTTCATAACTGAATGACCCGCGTACCCACCAAAAAATTTGCCGTTAAAACTTCCCGTAAAACCGACCCAACCCACATAATGCTCCGGGTACTCATCCGAATTTGATTTATAACATGCCCGCACATCGCGGTAATGCTCCCTGCATATGATCTTTGGCGGGTCCCACCCCCACGATAACGCCTCCCACATCGCAATTAAATATGGGTTGCTATCATTAGCTATTCTATTTCCCTTCACCTTATCGATCATATTACACCCTCCGCAAAATGGTTCTACGTAATACTGATCGGACATTCTACCATCCAATATAATAGGTAATATTTGTTTGGCTATCCGTGACTTACCGCCCATGTAATTCATACTCTATATTTTTTAATTAGTTCTTGAACCATATTCATAAGTCCGTTTTGCGTATCCGCCTTTCCGCTTAACGCCGCTATGACCCGCTCGTCTATCGTACCCTTCGTTACAATGTGGTGGATAAACACGCTATTCTTTTGTCCCTGTCTCCATAACCGCGCGTTGAACTGCTGGTATAACTCCAAGCTCCAAGTAGTACCGTACCAGATGATCCGGTTTCCTCCCTTCTGCATATTCAGACCGTGACCCGCGCTTGCCGGGTGCGTCACTAATACGGGTATCTCGCCCGCGTTCCACCTCCGTACGCTTTCCACGCCGTCCAGTGCCTCCGCTCCAAAACCCTTGAGGGCTTCCAGTATGCGCGCCTTCTCATGTTGGAAGTTGTACGCCACTAGCACGGGCGATCCGTTCGCGGCTTCTATCATCTCTACCAATGTCTCTAACTTCTCATCGTGCACCGCCCTTACATTCCGGTCTGCATCGTAAACTGATCCGCCCGCGAACTGCAAGAGCTTGTTTGATAAGGCGGCGGCGCTTAGTGCGGTGATCTCGGCATAGTCGTAGTTGGAATCCCTTAGTAGCTGCAAAACCTGTTCTTCTTCAAACTTGTCGTACATCTTCTTCACTTTGGCGGATAGTTCTACATAGTTGTTCACGTATGTAAGTTCCGGCATATCCAAGAAGTCTAACGCTTTCATCGAAAGGGTAATGTCGGCTATCTTCTCGCCTAATACCGCCTCGGTTGTTGCAAGCGGCTTGTACTCGTAAACGATCCCGCCGTTCTGCGCGCCCGGTCTGAAATAGTTAGCCCTGTAATCGGTTATCGTCTTTCCCAGCCGTTGCCCGCCATCGACTAAATACATTTGCGCCCATAGGTCTATTAGTCCGTTCGGTGCGGGCGTACCCGTCAGACCGACAACCCGGCTAACACTCCGGCGTATGATCTTCGCGGCTTTAAATCGCTTTGATTGGTGGTTCTTGAAAGACGAAAGCTCATCGAGTACTAACATATCATACGGCACTTTCGATCCGCCCCACATTTGCAGAAGCCAAACAAGGTTGTCACGGCTCACCGTGTAAACGTCTGCTTCCGCCCTTGCTGCTATCTCGCGTTGCTTCGCCGTACCTTTTATCACTGACAAACGAAGGTGTCGTATGTGCGCCCAGTTCTCGATCTCGTCCCCCCACGTCATTTCGGCGACGCGCTTTGGCGCTACTATCAAAACCTTAGTCACTTCGAACTCGTTTATTAAATCGGCTACGGCTGTTAGCGTGCTCACCGTCTTCCCCAGTCCCATATCGAGGAATAGCGCGGCGTCCGGGTGCTGCTTGATGTGCTCGACGGCGGTACGCTGATATCCGTGTAAATTATTCCTCGGTAACATCTTCCAGATATTCAAAAATGACATGTTGCCCGTCCTCGCGCGAACACTCGGAGCAATCTATATCCATCGCCTTGCATCGTGGCGAGTCGCCTATCTTTGTGAGGAAAACGCATCCGGTACATAAGCCATTGCTCCGTACACATCGAACGGTCTTTCCGTCCTCGGTGGTGAATACTTCACCTACTTTATATTCTATCATAAGTCTACTATTGTTATTATGTGGAGCGGCTGAATAGTTACACTCCCTGTTTTACTGTTACATACTATTGCCCGCACATCTCCGTCTACTACTATAAAATTTAATATTGTCCCAGTATATTTAAAGGAAAACCCGTATTTGCATTTTAACTGTTTCATAAGCCTAAATCTTTTTTGTACAACATATCGTAAATATCGTCTAGTGTATAACGCTCTGGGAAACATTTCAGTACCTCGGCGATCACATCCAGTATGTCGGGGAACTGTGATTTAATTCCTAATAGGTCTTTGATCGCGCCCGCCTTGTCAGCGTTGTAAACCTCTTCTTTGTAAACCTCTGCCACTGTGTCAGCCCCTTCGAATACCGCGCCCTCGCCTTTATGAAGTTCCCGGCGTGAGTACTCTCTTCGTAATATGTTATCTGGTACTTCTGATATTAGGAACTGTTGCAGGTTCTCCGGTAATTGCTTGATAGCGTCTCCGATCGCGTAGCCCTCGGCGGGCGTGCCGTTCGCCATCTTCGTAACCACATCACAAAATAGGTTGATGCGGTCTATCTTTAGTTTCTTGTTGAAATCTACCATAATTAAATATCTCCTAGAATTACAATTAAATCTGAAATGTTCAGCGTTACCGCTTTATATCCTAACTCGTTCGTGTATGAGAAATCCGTATTAGCCTTAACTTCTACCATTCCATTAGGTTTGAACGCTAAAAACCAACACGTGTAAATCACTCCGTTTTTCTGGAAGGCTAACTCTTTGTTGGGGATCATGTCAATAAACGCTGATAAGTTCTCATATTCTTCGAATCGACGCGCAAATAGCGTGGCGCGGTCTGTCATTGCAAGGTGAAAACCTTTGTTGTAGAGGTGCACATTAAATTGCTTTTCGTTCTCGAAGCTCTTCGTTTCCTTTCCGCACCTCGCTACGATCCGCCCGTTTTGGGCTTTTGATACTTTTAGTAATTGCCCGTTGTTGTTGTTTCTATATACTTCCATGATGATCTTATTTATTATTAGTTATTGCTTCTGCCATCTTCTTAAGCTCGCTACGCGAGATGTTAACGGTGAACTGATTGCCCGGGCTGAATATCTGCCACACGCCCGCCATCTTCGGGAAACGTGCAGTATGTCCCGCCGGGTTGTTAAGGTGTACGATCTCGTTGCTGCTTGATGGCTTGTACGCTGCCAAACTCGTCAGCGTCTTAACCGCTGCGTCCGCGTCGCCTAGGTCTATATCCATTTCTAGAGAACTAGTCCCGGCTAGCTGTCCGGTGATCTGATACGTTACCGCCTCGCCCTTCGTGACTTCCACGATCTTACACGTCCCGAGACGGAAAGATTTAAGCGTTTTTAAACTGCCACTTGCGGTTGACACTTGCGCCATCGCGCTAACTGATAACAAAACTACTGCTAAAATACTGATTAACTTTTTCATACTTTTTGGTGTTGTGGGCGGTGTTACCCGCCTGGGTTATTAAATTCTTCCGTTTCTTAATTGGTTCAACTCGTTCATCTTATTTATAGCGGCTTCTTCCGAAATTTCCAAAGACGCCATACTTTTATCATATCCGTCTATAACGGCGTAATATCCTTTTCTCAACGGTTTTATGTAAAACTCGTTTTTGCTGTGGTTCTTTAAATAGGCTTGTACTTTCATATCTTTAATTTTTAATTGGTTTATTTCCTTTTGACATTTCAAAGATACGACAAGTTATCAGACTACCAAAATATAGGGTAAACTCTTAACTTTGATTTGCACTAACCGCCATGAGTTAACGCCCGTTAACATAAAAGTCTATCAAGTCCTTCAAATCGTTGTATTCGTCCGGGTTCGACACTACGCGTACGTTAAAGTCTAGCGCGGCGATCCGGTCGAGTATAACCCGTTGTATCGGTCTAGGTTTGCAGCCCGTAGACTTAAACTCAACAAATATAACCGTCCCGCCCGGTAACAAGTACATTCGATCCGGCAAACCGTTAATAAATTGGGATAGCAGTTTAACTGCCATCCCTCCTTTATTCTCGACGTACTTAGACATGGTACGCTCGAATACCTTTTCGCTAGTTTCCGTCGCCTTCATTAGGTACGTGTAATTTGATTACTCCGCTGTTCGCCACCTTGCAAGCAGCCCGTAACGCTACATAGTTCTTCCTAGCTGTTACGGCTTCCGTCCATGTCAACTCCGTGCACCCTTCTATGTCGCTCCACGATAGTGTATCCTTAGAGTACATTTGCAGTTTGTACAGGCCGCAAAACCCACCTGTCGATTTGTCCGGTGTGATCCGGGTCGCGCCATTGCGTGACTTTAATTTTTTCTTGTTACTCATTGCAATACTCCTTTACTAAAATTTTTGCCGTTTCTTCCGGCGTTGCTATTCTAAACCCGTTTGCTAGGTGCAAAACGCATTTCTCGTTTGCCGGGAAAGTGATCCCTAAATCCACCAACCTAACACACGTTGCCGTACCTTCTTCCATGTCTACGGAATCCACAATATAAAGTGCTTTGGTCGGGGACAAAGAAGGACACGACGAGATTAAATAATGTCCCGGTCTGATATTGTCATACTTGCTTTGGAAATCGATCCGCGCGGCTTCTTGCAACTGTCTGCGCTTCTCTTCTTTCCATCCCTTCTTCAACCGGGAAAGCTCGGATATTGCCACGCCATTAGGAATTACTTCCATAGCTTTATTACTTGCAACCCAACACTTTTGTCCTTTTCCCGTACCGGATAGGATCGTTATTAACTTCTCGTTAGCGTCGTTAACGTCTACTATCATAGCTAGCACTTTCTCGCCTCCAAACATCATACGCACGTAATCAAACACCCTCACCCTTGTGGGTTCTTCTGTTACATTAAGAGCCCGCGTGTTCCGCTGAATCCTAAAGGCTTCCGCCATAGATGCCCTACATGAGCAAAAATCTTTAGTTCCGTACTCGCCGAACATTTGGAGCATCACATTTTTATATGTCTCGTAGTCCTGCCAGTATGCCGGATGGAAGGGGCTAGTAAAAAACAATACTATAAACCGTCCATTGTCCGGCGTTGTTTTTACTTGCCACTCGTCCGTGTTCCGCACCATCCACTCAAAAATGTGGTCCAGTTCCCTACGTCCGAGACGAAAACCACCCCCTCCTAAAATTATATTTATTAGGGCTTGGTTTACCCGTCCGGCTCTTAGATCACTAATGATCTGATTCTTTACGCTTTGTTCTTCACTTTCCATACAATAAAATTTAATAAGTTTAATTGGATAATACGCGGCGATCGCCACAAGGCACACCGCTAAAATAATATACATCATTCTTTTGTTACATAAGTTAGATTAACCCGCTTAACCGTAAATCCCGCTAGGGTCTGACACTCGGCGATATACCGCCTTTCCGCTTCTATGTCCGTTACGACATACACACGTAAACTATTTCCGACTTTCGTGTAGTCCTGTACTATAACGCCGTCCGTCGTTATAATCACCGCTCTCAATATCTGTATCATACGCTAGTTGTTGGCTCGCAACACAATAAAATGAATAATACAAATAGGATCGCCCAAAACGTGTAAACTACAAACTGTTTCATATTTCTACTATTGATAAGATTTCGATTCCTTCGCTTAAACCCGCTTCTACGTCTTTGCGGGCTTCTCGTTTATTACGTGCGGGAACTGTTACCGTTTCAATCCAAGGGCATTCATTTGCCGCGCATTCTCCTACATATCCGTATGTAACTAAGTACTTTTTCATAACTGTAATACTTTAATTGGTTATTGTGAAAGCAAAGGTACGGCTTTATTTTGAGCTACCAAATGTTTTCGGAAAAAACTTTGAGATATTAACAAAAATAAAGGCTCGCGTATCACTACGAAAGCCTTTTTAACTGAAAAACCACCCTAAAAGTATTAACCTTAAAAATTAGAAAAGAAAGTTTTGTATTGCAAAGGTAGCATTTACTTTTTAATATCCACGCCGCGACGGGTATAAACCACTTGTGCGCCGTACAATTTCGTTCTTTTTAACGTTCCTTTGCGCCATCCCTTCATTTGACGCATTGCCAAAGACAATTCGCGCCCTTTCGCGCTTGTGTAATCTTCTTTGCGGCGTCCCATCGCGTCTACCCATAGCTCCATTAAACAGAACTCGTTTTTAACCGTGTCGCCGATCTCGCCCAATCCACCCGATAGAAAGTCGGCGCGTTGTTGTTCTGTACGATCGTCGTAGTCAGCCGGGAAAAGCATGTCTACGTAGTTCTCTATAATACCCACTAATGGGCTCTCTTCCGTAAACTCTTCTCGCCCTTCGTTGGCGATCGCTTCGGCTTCGTCAGACAAAACAAGGCTCTCACCCATCATATACAGTTCCATCGCCTCCGCCCAAAGTTGGTCTACCACTTTCTCGAAAGACTTTTCAAATAGCTTGTGCGTGTTCTTGTTGGCACGTACCTCGATAGGAAAGAAACGGCGGTTTCCGGTCTTGTCCTTTAGGAACTCACCGTCATTGGTAGACCCAAAGAAAACGCATTGACGCCTGTGTGTCTTGACTCGGCGGGCGTATGCGCTACGATACGTATCTTCCCGCTTGCTGATAAAGTTCTTTGTGGCTTCCACGTCCGAACGGCGAAGGGCTGACAACTCGGCTAGCTCCACGATCCAAGCATGTTGTATCGCTTCGTATGCTTTTTGCCCGGATATGTCGGTTAATGAATCGTTAAACCAACCTTTTGAAAGGGACTGTATAAGCGTGGACTTTCCCGCGCCCTGCCCGGAATACATGACAAGCGCCGTATCAAATTTACGTCCCGGCTCGTACACCCTAGCAACCGCGGCAACTAACATTTTACGGAACGCCTCGGACACGTATATGCTAGGCTCTGCCCCCATGTAGTCAACCAAGAAATTATCTATCCGTTTCACGCCGTCCCATCTTTGCGCCTCTAGGTACTTCTTGATAGGGTGGAAAGCATTTTCGCTGCAAACCTTTTCCAGTGCATCGGTCATTTTGTTGTCGTTGTAAATACCGTGCAAATCCTCAATGCGCCCACGTATAATCGCTACGGCGGTATCGTCCAGCATATCACCCTTCTTGATGTCCGGCGAGAAGAACGGCGTACGGGTGTACACTATCGTATCAAGAAACAAGTCATAAGCTAACAGATCGTTTAATAGTGGATCACACTTGAAAGCATTAACGAAGTTGCGAACGGTACACATTTTATCGCCCTTCCTATCCAGATCCCAAACAAGTTCGGCGGCGGTCTGCGCGTCGCTCTTGACCTCGTCCGAGTACTCCTCGAAGTCGGTTAGATCATTGTCAAGCGATACCATGTCCTTGACACATTCCTTATCCGCGCAAACTAGCTTATTCATTTCTCGGCTGCTATCTTCTTTGCCCAGATGCCCGAACTTGTGAACGCGTACAAGATCATAGGCGTTATAAGCGTGTCCGTCTCCTATAGGGTCGGTTGAGTGGTGGGAAAAACAAAGTACATCGTCGTACACAACCAAGCCCGCCGCACCCGATCCAAGGGTGTAGGTATAACGTCCGTTGTCTACTTCCGTGTAAACGTCAGATAGATATTTCTCTATGGCTTCGGGGATGGTGTATGAGCGGCAAAACGCACCTACCAAGCCCTCTTTGTCTCTGGGATCTTTCGCCATCTCCTTACTAACGATCGCTCTTGTCTCCCGGTCTGTGTCCGAATGGAAAGCCCAGTTGCGAACGTCGCGCCATTCGTCGTTGTCTCCATACAAACCTATCAGATACTCGGCTTCTATCGGCTCGCCTTCGAACACTTCGAAAAGTCCGGTTTGATCTTTAGAAAGAGATTGCCAGTACATCATGCGTTCCGGCTGAAACGTTGTTTTATCGAATAGATCAATACCTAACAACTCGGCTACTTTACGCGCTGCCGCCTCGTACATAACCACGTCCGTAACCTCTTCTTTGAAAGGCATGATAAGACGGTAACGGCGCGCGCCCGGTCTATCCGAACGCGTTGTATATATAACCGCTGCATATCCGTGAAAACGATCCTCAAAGTCTATCGGGAAAAGATCATCGGCAAAGTCAATATCTAGCGTTATCATTGTACGAGACATAACTGCCTTTTTCAGGCGTTGCGATCCTGAAAGCTCGCCCGCCATGAATCCGCCTACGTCCTTCAAAGACGATTTGGCGGGCTTGTCTAATTTATCGTACTCGCGTACCGTTTCGTTAGTGATAACGGGCGTACCTAAACGTTTTACAAAATCGTCCCATGTGAGGCGCACCGCCTTCCATTTCAGAGACGCCGAAGAACCTGCGAGCGATAAGGTGTATTTTTCCATGTTAATTAATCTTTCTTATAATAATTACTAGTGAATCCTTCCGCTTTTAGTGGAATACCGAAAACTTCCGCCCATTTTGGCGTAGCTGCCATCGCTGTACAAATTTCCTCTAGCGAAACAACCGGGTCACCAAAATCATCTAAAGGCGTCTCGTTTACGGTTTCGTCGTGGATATGTCCCACGATTTTAACCATCGGATAACGTTGTACAATTGTCTGCATACCATACGCCAAAAGGTCGCGGCTGATAGCCTGCGTTATATTTTCGGTTAGCTTTCCGCCGTATGTATCTAAGTCCGCCCATTCGCCCGTGAGATCTTGACCTTTGTACGTAATAACCTCTCTATCACGTCCGTGCACGCTTTTCGTAGCGATCCGGCAAAACGGGTAAAACAAACGACGCCCCGAAGGTAATAAAATTGCTAGAGAATTATTTTCTTTAAACCATTGAAAAGTACAAACGTGTACGCCGTACCGGATAACTTGCACGTCCTTTTTGTTCCTGATACAGAGTTTTGCCCGGCTGTCTAGGGCTTCCCAAAATTCTACGATACGCGGTGACGCGTCGCGCCATTTTAGTATAATGTCCTTGTACAACGCCGGATCAATTGCCTTCTCGTAGTCCATCGTAGACATAGCACCAACCCATCCGCCATACCCTAATGCAAGCTCGGTTACTTTACCCTGTTGGCGGTAATGTGTCCCTTTGCCGCACTCTTCCACGGGTAATCCAAACGTCATACTAGCGGAAACGGCGTAAATGTCCTTGCTATGCTTGAAAGCGTCTATGCGCCACTCTTCCCGGCAAAGACAAGCCAGTACGCGGGCTTCGATGGCTGAATAGTCGGCAATATGGAATGTAGTGCCCTCCGGTGCTACGAACGTTGTTCTGATAAGCTGCGATAACGTGTCAGGCACATTTCCCCAAAACTTCTGGAAGTCCGCCAGACAAAGGTGTTTAGCGTTGTCGCGTGCGCCGTCCAGGTCGTGTATGTAGTTACGCGGTAAATTCTGCATCTGTACCAATCTTCCCGCCCATCTGCCAGTACGCCCTGCTCCGTAAAATCTATATAAGCCGTGTACGCGTCCATCGAAGCACACGCAATTGCGCATGGCGGTATATTTGGCGTTGCTCGTCTTGTTTATGATCTTCCGGGCGTTCAAAACTTCGTCTACGCGTTCATTATTGCATTCGGCTATGATGGCGTCTATGTCCTCTTTGCGGAATGAATCAAAGTTTTTTCCGGTTTGGATCATTACAAAGTCTTTTAGTTGGATCGTAGACTTAAGAGAAGAGATACCGTACTTTGTCTTTATTTCGTTCTTTAGTCCTTCGCAGTACTCATCATTCAGGGCTTCTGCTCTTTCGGCTAGTTCCATGTCGATACATATCCCGTTATCGTTAATGTCCTGATCCAGTTTATACAAGTCTATTTCCGACTGTGGGAAGTCGCAATACTCTAGGCGTCCCAGTGCTTCACGTTCTGAAAGAATATCATAACGTAGGTAGTCTATAAACTCCTCCCATTTATCGGGAAAGTCTTTCGGGTCGTTCCGGTATTCTTCCGGTTTCGATTTAGTAGGCTTTTGCGGTTGGCAGAAGAATTTTATCAGGGCTAGCCCCGTGCCCTTCTTTCCCTCTTCCAAGTCCAGGGCTTTAGAAAGGTTTCCTAAGCTCTCCGGAAATCCTGCATATAACGCCAATGTCGCGGTACACATAAAGCGATCCGCGGGAATGTGTACCTTATACGCCTTCAAGCATAGGCGTTCAAATTGCGCGTTGTGCGCCACGATCGTGTATTTCGGTGATAAGATGAGACGGACAAAAGCGGCAAACTTTATGATCGCTCCGGGCTGTGTCATATCTATAATATTGACGTCTCCATCTTCGATCGCGTAGCCTATCAGAAGTATTTCGAAATCGGGCGATTGCGTGTATCTATATGCTCCGCCGCTCTTAATGTCCTCGCTTGAATAAGTTTCAAAATCTATAAAAATTGGTTTCATGTCTTTTAGGGTTTTTAAAGTTAAAGCCGCGCCGCTTCTACTCGGCACGGCTTTTGAAAATCATTTTACACCTGTTTTAACGAGATTGATTAATAATTATATTTAAAAAATTCACTGATTAATTTAAAATGGAACGTTCATTCCAAACGGGCCATCATTTTCATCACTCAAATCTTCGAAGTCGTTGACGCTTGATCCGCCGTCCAGTCGATCATCATCGGTTACTTTTTGGATACCGTTCAATCCGGCTGTGATGCCGCGGTTGTCGGCGCTCATATTGTAACCGAAAAGCGAGATTGAAGCTACTCCCCATGAGCCGGAATACATATCTTCCTTAACGGTGATCGGGCGTTTACCTTTATCGATTACGATCGGTTGCCCGTGTTCCTCTTTGCGCTTCGCTGTGATGTAGTACATACCTTCATACCCGGCTTGTCCTTCTTTCTCGGGGGCGTCACCATCCTTTAAAGGGCTCTTGAAATTATCCGGTACACGTCCCTTGAATTTCGGGTCTCTTGAGAAATAGTCCTGTGCCTCCGCCTTAACCGCGTCGTTAATCTGTTTAACTAGTGCTGTGTCCGTTTTGGGGATCAAAAGAACAACACTGTAATGATATTCGCCTACGCCGTTGTACTGTTCCGGTTCGAAAACTCTTACATAAGAGAAACGCACGTTTTTTAAGATCAATTTTCTACTCATAATTTTTAAGTTTAATTTGTTTCACGGTTCAAAAATATTGCTTTATTTTAAACTTCGAGCCGCTTATACATTCTTTAATTGTTTTTTAACTTCTGTTAGCCTTCTACGTCGAAGTCGCAAAGCGGGCTATATTCTACGCCCTTAGAGGATTCCGGTACTAGCTTTGGTGCGCCGGGTCTCGATTCGATCGCGTCTCCGAACCTCGCGCTAAACACCTTTTTGCCCAGCAGCTTCTCAAGGTCTCCGATACCTTTTAGTTTGATGTTTAAAACCTCGTCCTCTAGGAACTCATTTAAGAGCGTTTGACGTATCTTTGCCTCGTCCTTGATAACTCGGCTAGTGCGTCCGGCGATTAGCTTGTAGCCCTTCCATTTGTAGCCCTGTATCGCTCTATCGTAGACGTATTTATTAACTGATTCGATCCAACTCTTATACGTGTCGATTTTGTCAATTAGGTCTACTATTTCCTCATCGGATAATAACAGGGGTTCGGGCTTTTCGTCGAAGTCCGCGAGTATTGCATCGCGTTGTGCCCTGCATTGGGCTTTAACCGGGCAAAAACCGCACCAACTTCCGATAACCTGTTTTCCTCCGCCTTGTATTGCCACTTTTGCGGCTGGTTTTAGAACTTTCTCCGCCCACGCTAACAAATCCTCCTTAGACATCTCGAACGTGTCGTAGTGGTCTAATCTGACTTGTGCGATCGTCATTAGAATTTTCTCGATATGGTCCGTTTCAAGGCTTTTCAAAGTTCCGAGGGCGTACATTAACATTTGCTCGTTCATATCAGCCGACACCCGAACACCCGCGCCGTACTTCAAATCTATAATGTGTATCGTCTTGTCAGATACTAGTGTAACGTCTACCGATCCGAACGAATCCGGCGCAAAATCTGTAACGTCTACTCGACGCTCTAGGAACGTCCGGCACCCGCCGTCCTGTTTTTGCATCTCGTAGCCCTCCCCGATAACAAACTCGCAATAGCTCCGTATATAATCCGCCATGTCTACGCCGAAGAGCGGGTTTTCAAGATGTTCGTTTTTCAACGGTAATGCATCATCAATTATCGGATCGTATTCACCTTCCAGGTATTTGGTCAAAGCATATTCGGCTATCTCGTGGGCTAACGTCCCCTCATCGGCGTAAACGCTTGACTTGCTGCCTGCTTCTTCTGCAAGTAGTGCAGACGGTGTGCAATTGATCCACCGTTTCGCACTACTCGGCGATAAAATCGCATGATCTCTTTCCGCGTGTCCCATTACAGACGAGTTGCTATGTAATCAACAAAATTATAAAACATATCCTCTTTCAAGGTCGGGAAAGACGTTGCGCCTACGTGTTCAAACGCTTCTTGTACAATCGGGCGTTTCTTCGCGTTTAGCGCCTTCATAGCCCACTGTTTGCAATCGTCTATCGAATAATTTATGGCATCACATTTGGGCGATTTAGGTGCAGGTGCTTCTGCTGGTGCTGGTGCTTCTGCTGGTGCAGGTGCTTCTGCTGGTGCTGGTGCTGGTGCTTCTGCTGGTGCTTCTGCTGGTGCAGGTGCTTCCACATTCTTCGTGCGGCTCGCTCTATTCTTAGCGCGTTCCTCGGCTATGTATTCCGATACGGTTTTGACTGGTGCGGCTTCTCTGCGTACTTTTGTTGCTTCTACAACCGCGTCCGCCAACTTGTCAGGGTCTGTTTTCTTCTCGACCATTACGGGTGAGGTTTCGCCCGCCAGTTCGCGCAAATAGTTAGACGTTGCTAACAAATCTTCTTTACTCTCTGTTCCTAATAATTCAATTACTACTTTCATTTTTTCTTAAAATTAAAAATTGTTTCTAATAGCTCGTTTTTGTTCACTCTGATTTTTCCTACGCCGTTCTCGTAACGGGTGAGCTTTCCCGCATTGAGTTGATAGCGTATCGCGTTTTCCGTAACCTCGGCGATCCGGGCGGCTTCCGCGACTGTGATTAACTCGACTTTTTCCATTGCATCTTTTTATTGAATTTAAAACTAAGTTCATTAGAGCCTCTAAAGGTTTTAACATGGTCAGAAAAGGCGGCTTTCCGGGCTTGTTCGAAAATGCTTTCATACCGTTTGGCGTGTGGAATTATAAAGCCTCGGATTTTATACTTAAACTTTTTTCCGGCTTCTTCTTCTCGTAGCAAATCTTTGTAGATCATTCCCGAAATACCCGGATAGCCGTATATGTTCGTGACTTCTCCAATCGTTTCGCACGCTTTAATCCTCTCCATTATCACCTTGTAAAAGAACGCTTCTAATTTGTAAATGTCTATCGCTGCCATATCTAGTAATATTTAATCCGGTTCTCCGTCTAGGAATAGGATAATAAGTTTATTACGGCTTTTCAGTTATTTATCGCTTTCGATGTTACAAAGGTACGGCTTTATTTTGAACTACCAAACGTTTTCGCAAAAAACCTCAATATTTTAACGCTGTTTAACCGTTCGGAGCGTTGTAAAAGATCGGGGCGTTTCATCTTTTACACGTATCACACTGATTTTGTGGTGGTTAGGGGTCAAAAACGGGCTAATGTAAAAGATAAAAGATGATTTCTATAAAAGTTTAAAATAAAATACTTCCATAATTTCATTAACATATTAGTTCATATATTTACAAATATTATATATCTCACAATATTTCTCTGCAACTATATTAGATTTATCTTTTACATCTTTTACATTAGCCCTCAAACGCCCTATTCATCGGCATCGAGGTGTAAAAGATACAAATTTTAATCTTTTACACGCAAAAACGCTAACCCATTATGGATCAGCGTTTTAAGTTTTTAAGTGTAAAAGATGAAAGGCGTTTTGTAAAAGATGAAAAGGCGTTATTTGCTGAAATCGGCTGAAAAATTCACGTGAATTGTAGATTTCGGGTTTTTATTCGAAACTGTGATTTTTTGGATCGGTTTCCCGATTTTGAAGAATAGAAACTTTTTTTGCTTGACCGATCCGATCACGTCCAGCGTATCGACGCTATTAAAATCTATTTTAGTCGTATCCGGTCCGGCGGCTATTTCTATATTGTTCCATCCGTCATTGTACTTTGCGGTTCTTATGTCCCCAACGTGTACCGTCTTGATAACCGTGTCGATCTTCGTTACCACTTCGGTACGGGTCGCGTTCTTTAGCTCTCTCATTTTTACCCCCGCCTCGCGTACCTTATTATATAGATCAGCGTTATACAGTTCCAGTTCGTCTCGCTCTAACTTCAATTGCCTAGCCTGTTCCGCATAATCACCCGCCGTGGTCCTGAATGATACAGCCTTGGTGTTAAGCGCGGTAATGTTGTTTTCCTTCCTTTCCAGCTCGATTTTCTGCCATTTGACTGTCTTGTACGAAGTGTACAATAAAATGGCCAGAAGGACAAGCAAACACACTAATATTTTATCTAATGTTATCTTCATAAGTGTAAGATTTGACGTTTCACGTTGTTCTTATCGTATGAGATATGCACCCAGGAGAAATTCCTTTCGTCGATTAGTTGGCAAAACGGTAAATTCAGTTTTTGCGCCATCTCGAAGAGTTTCTTATTCTCCTGTTTGCTCCCCCCTGTAATGTCCGCCGCCTGCCCCTTCATGTGCTGCGACGTCTTAGAACCTTTTACCGCCGCGTTTAGAGCGGCCGATCTGTACCCGCTTGTAACGATGATAGGTTTACCGTACGCGTTCCGTAGCGGGTCTAGTACGTTATTGACTAGCTGTTTCAGATTCTCCAATACTTCCGGCGTCGGGTCGTTGTTGATCTTCTTCGCCTTCGCCGTTGTTGATGCGGTTAGTTCTTGAATTGTGAAGTTTACCATTTTTCAAGTGTTTTATGAAGTCTAAATACTTCGTATTAATAATCATATCCAGTACTATAATAAACTCGTTATCCGGCTGAATCTGCTTAAAATTACGGATAATGTTTTTCGAGTACACAAGCGCGAATAGCGTTGTCAACAACCGCAATAAGTCCGTATAATTCCCGTGCGGTTCAATAAGGCGCGCGCCTGCTGCCGTGAATAGTATAACTATGGCGGCTATCGCGTATTCAAAAAACGCGTGAAACGCCTTTTTGTGACTGTACTTTTCACCCGCCCTTAAACCTGCGATAAGTCCTACTATAAAATTCAACGTGCCGAATAATACTATCAGGACAAAGAACGTCATTACATCATTGGTAACTGTTAGTAGAAACGCGATCAACGCTACACGTGCCGTATCAAATACTCCATCCATTACTTTATCAAACATATCCGTGACTGTACCCGTTGCTTGCAATCGTCCTTAATCAGTTTGGCGGTTTTAAACGCCTTGATTAAAGGAACTATAAATAAATCAGCTTTCCCGCGCTCCGCCTCAAACCGTTTTGCCTTGGTATTGTCCGCCAGCACATAGCTCCCGTTATAGTTTTGTATTTTCAGCCCGCTCGCCGTGCTCTGCTGCTCGCTTGTCTGCAAGTAGCGCGCGAAGGCGTAGTAACACAATACTTTTTTCGCTCCTGTGATCGTGGACGTGTCCTCGAGGTACTCGGCGGGTATCTCCTCGAATACCCGCTGTAACTGTGGGGACATATCCAGCATGTCGGCCTCATAGAAGGCCTTTTGCAGGTCATCGTCTTTAACATCCTTGGCGATCGAGAATAGATCGCGTAATTGTTGAATAGGATATGCCATTTTAATCTGTTGTTACTTGGTCGGCGGGCGTAGCCGGAACGGCTAGCGCGTCACCTTCCAAATCATTTTTAATCTTAGTTATTTCCGGGTCTAAATCGAATATATACGCCAGGTCACGGGAAACCTTATCACGGACACGCGCCAATGAACGGCGGTAAACGCGCTGCATTTCCTTAACCACCTCGCCCGACGCGTTCGAGAAGCTGATAAGCGAAGAATCAATAAGCGGGATCGGAATGGTAAAACAGGAAATAGCAATGTCTTTCCGCAACGGCTCGCAATACGACTTGTACAGGTCGGAATCAATAGGCGTTCCTACCTGGTCTATACGGATAAACGGTTTTTCGGATATACCTACGTTCTCGTCCCGTACTGTCAGTACCGCGCCAGTTCCTTCTACGCCCATCATCTCCTTAACGGCTTCGCGGAACTCGTTTTGCTCCTCGTCGCTCTGGAATTGCCCGTGCGATAAGACGCTGCAAGCGTGGAATCCACGCGCTAGCACGTTCTCAACATACAAGGCGTTTCCGTGTTCCGCTCCCATTTCGGGCTGTACCGCGTGAAACGGGCTGATAGGGTACGGGCGACGGTTTGAGAAATTAGCGTAATATAATTGTCCCGGATGGTTTTCAATACCTCCGTACTCCTCGCATTCTTCCCAAAAATTCTTCGGATCGAAATTGGGATATACCACACCTGTCTTGCTGTTGGTGTCCTTAAGGTTCTCGCGATCCCAGTTATCAAACACGCGCCATTTCCGCACGATAGAATCACGCTTGTAGTCCTCGTTGAGAACGGCGCGAATGTAGCCGAACGGCACGGGATAGCAGCACAAAGGGCGACCATCGCCGCCGTATTGCACTATTAATCCGTAACCCCTGTATCTTGGTATCTCGTCCGCCACGAACTCTAAAACGTCGTTCATGTCCTGTCCGTGCTCGTTCGTCCTAGCCGCAAACTCTTCGTTAACGAACCCCTCGCAAATGATGTTTTCCTTCGCCTTGTCGCAACACGCCGTAGCCGTCTTGCTCGCGTCTATAAGGTTTGCGATCCGTTGAGGGTACAAATTATCTATGTCGTAACTAACTATGCCCTCGCTAGCGCGGGGCGTTAAATTCAACGCCTTTCGCACTAACAATTCTATTCTTTTTGCTGCTATCATACCAATTTAGTTTTATTATTCTTCGAACTCTTTGAGACCTTCCTCGGCTGCCGCTTCTGCCGCTGCCTTATTTGCGGCGCGCGTGGCGGCTGCCTTCTTCGCTGTTTCACTGCGTTTTGCTGCTGCGATCTCTTCCTCGGTCGGCTCTTCTACCGCTTCCGGCTCTTCTACCGCTTCCGGCTCTTCTACCGCTTCCGGCTCTTCTACCGCTTCCGGTTCTACTACTTCGCCCTCGTCTACTTCGGGGATAGTCACGGCTTCCGACTGCAAGTCTATGAAATAGTCCTTGTAATCGTCGCTTGCTTCCATCAGCTCAATAGCTTTCTCATCGGAAGTGTTAAATGCGCGGTACACTCTTCCGTCTTCGATCGAGTTGATGAATAGTCCCGGCTTCATCACGTAACGTGTGTGCTTCCCGGTTGCGTACTGCTCATCATACCAGCGTTGCGCAAACAACCTGTCAGCCCCGCATGCTATATTCCTGTCTCTTATACACATCTCCGAGCCCACGAGACTCGACGTCATCTCGTATGCCGTCTTCTGCT